AGAAGTTAAGGGGATTGGCCGAAGGTGTTGAATTTGAAGATGCAGATCAATATCAAGATGCTATCAACACCCTTAAAGAAGGCTACTTTCCAAAGGCACCACGCACCAATAATGCAGAAACTGAAGCCGATCAGGCTCTCCTAAACGAAGATGTTGATGAAGAGACTGCAAAGCCCAAGGTTTCGCGTGAAATGGCTGCCTATGCGAACGTAATTGGAAGAACGATTCGGAAATAGTTTGTTATAAATAACCATAGGCTTTAAACACAACAGCACCACAAAAAAAGGTTTATAAAACACAAGGAGTTTAAAAGATGTTTTTATCTGAAGAACTACAACAGAAATGGCAGCCAGTTCTTGAACATGAGGACCTAGACAAGATTAGTGATCCTTATCGCAAGACTGTGACTTCCGTTCTACTCGAAAATCAAGAAATTGCTCTTCGCGAGCAAGCCTCCTACGAAGGTCGTGGATATGGCTCTTTGACAGAGGTTGCGCCGGTCAACTCAGCAACCGGCGGTGACGCAGCGGGTGGATCTGATGGTATCGATAACTACGATCCCGTCTTGATTAGTCTTGTACGTCGTGCAATGCCTAATCTCGTTGCATATGACGTATGTGGCGTCCAGCCAATGACAGGGCCAACTGGCCTGATCTTTGCGCTTCGTGCTGCATATGCCCGCCAGCAGGGAGGCACCGATGATCCCAGTCGAGACATTGACGGAAAGATGGGTAGCGAAGCCGGGCAAGGCGTTCCTTCTGAAGCCCTGTTCAACGAAGCCAATACTGCATTTTCCGGAGACGGGAAAACAGTTGCGCCAACCGGAAACGGTGCATATTCCGCAGATGTAACTGGCCAGGCCCTCGATACGAGCGCCGCAGAAGCATTGGGCGATGCCTCCGGCAATCACTTTGCCGAGATGGGCTTCGTGATCGACAAGGTCACAGTCACCGCAAAGAGTCGCGCACTCAAGGCAGAGTACACGATTGAACTTGCACAGGACTTGAAGGCAATTCATGGTCTTGATGCAGAAACCGAGCTTGCAAACATCCTTTCTGCCGAAATTCTTGCAGAAATCAACCGCGAAGTGATTCGTGTGCTTGTCAAGCAAGCTGCAACCGGGGCCGCAAACGGAACTGCCGCATCAGGAACGTTCGACCTTGATGTTGATGCAAATGGTCGTTGGAGCGTTGAGAAGTTCAAGGGTCTCATGTTCCAGATTGAGCGAGAAGCAAATGCAATCGCCAAGGCGACCCGTCGAGGGCGAGGCAACATCGTAATCTGTTCTTCTGATGTTGCATCTGCACTCTCAATGGCTGGTATTCTTGACCATACTCCAGCACTAAAAGATAGCCTGACTGTCGATGACACGGGTAATACTTTCGCTGGCGTGCTAAATGGCAAGTATAAGGTCTTTATTGATCCTTATCAGTCAACTGGAACTGACTTCGCAACTGTAGGGTATAAGGGATCTAGCGCATATGACGCAGGGTTCTTCTACTGCCCGTATGTACCTCTCCAGATGGTGCGTGCAGTTGGCGAGAACAACTTCCAGCCAAAGATCGGATTCAAGACTCGGTATGGCCTTGTCAACAATCCTTTCGCAACCGACCGAGGTACTGGAGTCGTGGGAGATAATGCCCATGATTCCGGTGAGATTGCCGCGTTGGATACGAACATTTACTACCGCACGTTTGCAGTAAATAACCTGCTCTAAAATAAACAATACCAATTCATTTGGTACCATTAAAATCGGGGGCCCCGTAAAAGGGGTCCCCTTTTTTTGTATAAATAGTATAACGAGGAGGTCCCATGGCCACATTAAATACCCAACCGGAAAACATGAACTATGTCTCTCCTGTTGGATTTCAGTTTTCTATTAAGAAAATGCCCAATGTCAATTGGTTCGTCCAGGCGGCTAACATCCCTGGGGTAACTCTTGGTGAAGCCATCCACAATATGCCTCCCATTGACAGATACCTTCCTGGCGAGAAACTGACCTATGACCCTCTGAATTTGACATTCAAAATAGACGAAGACTTTACCAATTGGATGGAACTTAAAGATTGGATGGTAGGGTTAGGATCACCAGAAGGATCAGAGCAATTTCGTAAATATGTAGAAGATCCAAAGTTAGAAGTGGATCGCCCAGTCTATCAAAGACCAAGTGCAAGTAAAATATCTGATGCCTATATGTCAGATGCCACACTGGTCATTCTAAACAGCAACATGAATCCAAATTTTGAAATTACCTTTAAGGATATGTTTCCCACTAGCATTTCTGAACTAAATTTTGATACTACCCTGGCTGATGTGGAGTACATTACCGCAACAGCCACATTTCGATATATTTCATATACTTACAGAAAAATCGACAGATAACACTTGACATTCTCTGAAAAATAGCTATACTATACAGACACTTATAATATCGACGGGGTTCTATCATAATGAAATTGGAAGATATTTTGTCCGAATGGTCAAAGGACAGCAAGATCGACAATACCGAGCTTGACAAGGAAAGCCTAAAGATACCTTCTCTTCATAATAAGTACCTTAAAATTTATACCACAGAAAATTTGAGCCTGAAGAGAATGATGCACGATTTTAAGAACCTGGAACGAGACAAGTTTGAATACTACTCGGGCAAGATGTGCCAGGAAGATTTAAATGAAAGGGGGTGGGACCAGTTCGACCACAAACTTCTCAAACAGGACATTCCTCGTTATCTGGAGTCGGACCGAGAGTTGATTACAATCCTATTGAAAATCGACTATCAACGAGAAAAGGTGGACACGGTTAAGTCTATCCTTTCTAATATTAATGGGCGGAGCTTTAACATTGGCAACGCAATCAAATGGCAGCAATTCTTAAATGGAATTAATTAGGCTCAAAAAAGTCAACGAAGTCTATTTACAGGTTGACACAGATCCTGGGCTAAAGCACGAACTGGCCGACTACTTTACGTTCATGGTCCCTGGTTATCAATTCATGCCTGCATATCGAAACAAGATGTGGGATGGAAAGATTCGATTGCTTGACATGAGGAGCAGTTATATATACTCAGGGCTTCTTCCTCGCATTGAGCAGTTTGCACAAGACAGAGACTATGACATCCAATATGATACTGGTGTTGGATTAGCCGAAGAGTTTTCGTTGCAAGAAGGAAAGGAGTTTATTGAAACACTTGAGCTTCCGGAAAGCATTCCTATTCGTGACTATCAACTAAGTGCCTTTGTTCATGCAGTCCGAAAGAAACGCTGTCTTTTGCTATCTCCTACTGGATCAGGCAAATCTCTTATTATCTATTCGCTTATTCGTTATTACGATGGACTGAAGTCGTTGATAATTGTTCCAACCACATCTCTTGTTTCGCAGTTATATACTGACTTCAATGAATATGGAGTGAATGAAGGCTGGGAGTCAAAAGAGAATGTTCATTACATCATGTCTGGAAGAGAAAAGCAATCAGATATGCCAGTCACTATTTCTACATGGCAGTCTCTCTATAAGATGCCACAAGAATATTTTGAACAATACGATGTAATTATAGGCGATGAATGTCATCAGTTCAAGGCCAAGTCCTTGACCACACTCATGACCAAACTGGTCAATGCAAAGTATCGCTTTGGCACGACGGGAACGCTGGATGATACAGAGACACATAAACTAGTATTGGAAGGATTGTTTGGAAGATCAAAGAAAGTCACTACCACAAAGCAACTGATTGACAAAAAACAACTGGCGAGTTTCGACATCAAGGCAATTACTCTGAAGTATCCAGAAGACCAATGCAAGTCCATGGTCAGAAAGAAATATCATGAAGAGGTTGATTTTCTTGTAGGCAACCATAAGAGGAATGCATTCATACGCAACTTGGCCATTAGCCTGAAAGGAAATACTCTTGTCTTGTTTCAATATGTAGAGAAGCACGGAAACTTATTGCATGAGATCATTAAGGACAAGGCCGCCGACGGTAGGAAAGTGTTCTATGTCTATGGTGGAACAGAAGTAGAACTAAGAGAACAGGTCCGAACTATTGTAGAATCTGAAAAAGATGCTATAATAGTAGCATCGTATGGGGTTTATTCTACGGGAGTGAACATCAAGAATCTGCACAACATCATATTCACCCACCCAGGCAAGTCAAAGATCCGAGTGTTACAGAGCATTGGTAGAGGATTGCGAACTAGTGAAAGCAAAGAGGCAGCCACGTTATATGACATTGTAGACGACCTAAGTTATAAAGCCCATAAAAACTTTGCACATAAACATTTTCTTGAACGCTACAAGTTTTATAGAGAAGAAAAGTTTCCAGTAAAAATATACAAGGTGGATTTTAATGACAGTTGAAGAAATAACGTATCCGTTAAAGGTAATCAAATTGGTCAATGGCGAGACTGTCATTGCCAGGGTCAATCATGTCGGAAAGGACCCAAATGAGTATCTTAGTCTTTCCGATGTAATGCAGATTGTCAGCTTTGATGCCGACCATGCAGTAGAAGAATATGGTTCGGCTACTATCGCACTCATTCGATGGAACCCATTTACTGATGATAAACATATCACCCTTACTGTAGATAAAGTAGTTACGATTTCTAGTGTTTCGGGAACATTTTTGAGATACTATGAGGCTGCACTAAAGAAGACCAAGACGGAAGATCATATTCTTGACATGGACAATATTGCAGATGAAATGTATCCCGAAGAGGCCGAAGATGCCACAAAGGCTTTGAAAGAACTGACCAACGCATTTGCAGAAATGATGAAAAAATCAAAAAGGACATTACATTAAAATGAATAAAAATAAAAAGCAACATTATGTAAACAATGGCGACTTCTTGGATGCCATGGTCGCATATAGAAATTCTGTTATTAAATGTAAAGAATCCGATATAGATAGGCCAATAATGCCAAACTACATAGGCGAGTGTTTTATTAAGATCGCCACTCATCTATCATACAAGCCTAATTTTATCAACTACACGTTCCGTGATGACATGATTGCCGATGGCATTGAAAATTGTATTCAGTATGTTGACAATTTTGACCCGGCCAAGTCAAAGAATCCATTTGCCTACTTCACACAAATTATTTACTTTGCCTTTCTTCGTCGCATTCAAAAAGAGAAAAAGCAACTATATATTAAGTACAAGTCAATTGAACGGGCCGGGATATTTGAGAAGCTGGCCGAGGTCAATAATCCTGACGATGCCCGAGGTTTACAGCAAGCCAAAATGTATGACAATATGTACGAGTTTGTCGATGCATTTGAAACGGCTCAAAGAGAAAAGAAGGACAAGGCTGCCAAGGCTAAACAAAAATGAAAATTGCCTTAATTAATGATACCCACTTTGGAGGAAGAAATGATTCCGATGCATTTTCG